CTCTTTTAAAAGATCACCGCCCCCATTAATCAATGGATTAACGGTACTCAATGAGATTATTGGATCCCTATCCCGGAGTGGTCCGGGGAGAGAAGTAATTCTTGTTAATTCTCCTGGTAAAGACCTTACTCGTTTTCTCGAGTGGGTGTCTGTACTAGGATTAACAAGAATATCCAAATATAAGTGGAAAATTTCAGGGTGTTCTGCCTTTGAGGCCCTCTTTCTGACACGGTCAGTTTTAGAGGTCCTTAATGACAGTATTCCTAAAATTGGAATGCTTCCACTTATTGACCAACTTTCACTTTTTATAATAGCAAAAGATTGGCCTAGAGATAGCTTTATTGCTTTCTCTAAGTATTTGGTATCTTGGCCTATGGCCAGATACCTCCATAATCCGCTTCCAAAGCGGCCTATGGGTTTTCCTTCTAATAATTTGGTTTTTAAAGGTGTTATTAGACGTATTCTTAAGAATCGTCTTGTATCCTTTAATAAATCAAATACCCGACTTTGGTCAGGTTATTTACAAGGCGTTAAGCGTGGTTGTGCTCGTGTTTCCGAAGACTTTGTCCTCGAAAGTATGATCAAGCACAAACAGGCACTCTCTGCGAAGCCAGATGTTGAAATACAAGATATGGCACCCTACTTTACCTATTTTAATAGATTCTTTAGGGATTTCACAGATGTTCGTCCTCGTCTTCTCGAGGCTTCTCCTTCTGCATCTGTTCAACAGGTGCGGGGGGCAGGAGGTGCTCGAGAATATATTAGAAGAGTCCTGCAACCAGAACTTTCTATACCGTCCTTGCTAGGGATGGTTGAGATAGCTCCTGGAAAGACAAAGGAGGTCTTTGGACCTCATTTGCCAACTCTAAATGAAGCTCGTCGTTTTGCCATGTTTGGCACTAACGAGGTGCGTGTCTCCGCAGTTTGCGAACCCTTAAAAGTTCGTTTGATTACGAAGGGCGATTCATTTAGGTATTGGTTTTCCAAGTTCTATCAGAAAGATCTTTGGTCATATCTTCAGAAGTTTCCCCAGTTTTCTTTGACTAGGGGACCACTTGGTGTTGACGATTTAGAATCCCTTCTTCATCGTGAGCGAGAATTATTTCTCGATTTCCCTGATTGGGTATCGGGAGATTATTCCGCCGCAACAGACGGTCTTAACCTTTGGTATACAAAGGCTGCTTTTGAAGAGTCTCTATCTTGTACTTCTTTAAAAGAGTTAGATAAAGACATTCTAAGGTCTGTTCTTTATGAACAGAAAATTTCCTATCCAGATGGAATGGTTAAGAAGTCTAAGGGTAGACTCTCACCTTTCTTACAGAGTAATGGTCAGTTAATGGGTTCGACTTTGTCTTTCCCCATTCTCTGCATCATTAATTTGGTCTGTTATTGGAAAGCCTTAGAATCTTATATTGGATGTTCTGTCCCGGCAGAATCTCTTCCCGTTCTTGTGAATGGTGACGATATTCTTTTCCGAGCAAACAAACAATTATATGATCTTTGGTTGACAGAAATTTCCAAGGTAGGTTTTACCCTATCACTTGGTAAGAATTATGTTCACCCAACATTCCTAACCGTGAATTCTCAAATCTTCCACTATTCCAAGTTTGGAGGATTTAAGCGTCTCGGTTATTTGAATACTGGATTACTGACCGGTCAGTCAAAACTGACCGGGCGTGACGCTGCTACTAAGGCTCCTGTTTGGGCCTTATATAATGAAGTTATACCCTCCGCTGTTGACCCATTACGGGCACATCGTAGGTTTATTCATTATAATCGATCTTTGATCGAGGAAGCTACTAATAAGGAATTTAACATTTTCCTTCCTGTTAGTCGAGGTGGTCTCGGATTTATCCGGATGCCATCCCAATCTAACAAAATCACTAGTTTCCAGCAACGTTGGGCTTCTTTCCTTGAGAAGGAGGTGAGACAGGCTATAAGTAAAAATGAATTGCCGAGATCTTTTGGTCTCGGTCTCATTCAAGAGAGAGCTCCATTTACGGAGCCCTTAAACTTGACTTATAAGCCACATCTTTCCCTGGAACCAATCTTTGGTCCCTACAATTTGGGAATTGTTCCTTTTTTAAAGAAGGAGTATATATATCCTTCCTTATCTCAACCATTCGAATTTGACGAAAAGTTGATTTTCCGATTTCGCATACCTTCTAAAAGGAGGATGGCGGAATTCCGGAGTCTGACTCTTGACAGAGTCTCTCATAGGAAATTATATGTACCCCTTCCACGTATTTGCTCACGTCGACAGTTCACTACTGAGGCGTTGGCACTTACGGGAAAACTCCTTTAGCAGGGAGTATGGGGTTGAGGAAGTTAAAGAGACCAAAACGGTGGCTTCGGCCTTAATACTTCCGTGCTAAGTGGAATGTTCATTCTGTAACATTTTGGATATTCCTAAATGCCAACAGACTGCACGGTTTCACTATAGTCTTTATAGCCTTCTTCGATGTACAGTCGCACCTACGTCGGGTGGTATCCCATACAATGACGAAAAAGAACAATCAGAATAAAAAGTCAGGTCAGCCGGCCCGTTTAAGCCGGAAGAATAACAATAACAATTCTAATGGAAATTTTAATTCAAAAGGATGGAATAATAACATGGGGCAGCCTTCTTTGGCTGCTCCAGTTGCTTATTCCTCTCCCACTTTGAATAATTCTCCGTTGATTAAATCCTCATCTCGTATGACAAGAATTAATCATCGGGAATTAGTGACTACCATTACGGGAAATACGACATACGGGACTCAGTCTTTTTCAATAAATCCTGGTCTCGCTGCGACATTTCCCTGGTTGTCATCTATTGCCCCAAGTTTTGAACAATATTGCTTTAAGCGTCTCCGGTTTCATTATGTCACCAGATCCGCCACGAGCTATGTTGGATCAATTCTTTTGGCACCTGAATATGATGCATTAGATGCTGCCCCTACTACGGAAGTGGATACTGCCATGATGGCAGGAGCTAAAGAAGATGTCCCTTGGCGTGATCAAGTAATTGATTTCGTCGTGAGTGACATGTTTCCTCTTGGCCCTCGGAAATTTATCCGAACCAGTTCGATAGTTGGTACAGCCGACCTTAAAACTTATGACGCAGGCCAGCTTTTCGTTGGAAAAGCTGGATGTGCCGATACTTCTAATGTCGGAAAGCTCTGGGTTGAATATGACGTTGAGTTACATATTCCCCAGAACCCTAATGCTACTCAGGCTGCAATGGCAGGAGCTACCTCAGTTTACAATATGGACACGAGTCAATCTCTTGTCGATAATGTCGCTGAGGTAATTGATTTTGACGAGATGGTTTATAACTCCATTGGAGTTACAGAAGCCGGTGGAGTTTTTACACTTCCTGCAGGAGATTATATCTTTACTGCAGTCGTCATTCTCGATTCCTCTGCCTCAGGCACAGGAATATCTGCCCTCGAGGCAATTGCTCTCAAAGATGGAGCTGCTATGAACCCACCTGTTTCGTCCAAGGTCTATGAAGACATGGCCGATTCAACTGGTCTCAATATGCAAGTAACTCTAATTGGATATATATCCAGTGATTGAACTAATACTCTTTCCGTAACTGCTGAAGCCGATTCAGCTGGAACACTATCTTTAGTGCCCGACCTTAATCGGATCATCATACAGAAAGTTGTATAATTCCTGTTATTGAATTGGCAGGTTGGGTTACTGTTTAAGGATCAGTTACCCTTCCGTAAGTCCAATGTAGGTAGAGACTCACTGATTCTCTCATCTTGATGTTTATCCTTTCTTACGATCGGTTCTCATCTAAGATGACGCTCAGTGAGCTCTTTCCTATCATTTGTTTCTATTAACTAGTAAAATTAGAATTGAATCTCATTGCCTTAGTCGCTGTAATCTCGGTTTTTATCCGTTTGTACTGGCG